TTAGCTGGCACTGTAAACCTCTTTGGCGCGCAACGTGAACGCCTGGACCATATTCGCCGCCAGCTCTTTAAACACGCGGCCAAACGCCAGTTCAATCAGGGCGTTGGTAAATTCGAAATCGAGATGAAACTCGATCCGGCAGGCGTCGGCACTGAGCGGAACGAACTTCCACCCGCCCATCAATTTTTTGAAGGGGCCATCCACCAGATGCATCAGAATGCTCTGGTTATCGGTCAGCGTGTTGCGGGTCGTGAATGTTTTGCTGATCCCGGCTTTGGAAACATCCACCGCCGCCGTCATTTGCGTCGGGCCTGAGTCCAGCACGCGGCTCCCGGTACATCCCGGGATAAACTGCGGATATGACTGAACGTCATTCACTAACTGGTACATCTGTTCCACACTGTAAGGGACAAGCGCAGTACGACTAATCTGAGGCATAACATTTTTCCTGATCAAACAACCAACAAATAATAACATTTATCCCCTGTTAAAAAAACGCTGAGCCTCATCTCGTGCTAATATAGCGCGTTAGACCTCACAGGACGCAATGAGGTGACTTTTTGACATCAGATTACCTACGGCTTCACGACACTTATGACGAAGAAAAAAGCACATAAACCTGGCTCGGCAACCATTGCGCTCAACAAGCGTGCCCGCCACGAGTATTTCATTGAAGAAGAATTCGAAGCTGGCCTGGCGTTACAGGGCTGGGAAGTTAAATCGCTGCGTGCGGGTAAAGCCAACATCGGTGATAGCTACGTGATCTTCAAAGACGGCGAAGCCTTTTTGTTTGGCGCGAACTTTACGCCACTGACGGTCGCCTCTTCACACTACGTTTGCGACCCTACCCGCACCCGTAAGCTGCTGTTGAACAAGCGTGAGCTGGATTCCCTGTTCGGGCGCATCAACCGCGAAGGTTATACCGTGCTCGCCCTGTCGCTGTACTGGAAGAACGCCTGGTGCAAAGTGAAAATCGGCGTGGCAAAAGGTAAGAAGCAGCACGACAAACGTAACGACGCCAAAGACCGCGAATGGCAGGTCGATAAAGCGCGCATCATGAAGCACGCAGGCCGTTAATTTCAGCGCACTTATTGAGCGATTCAATAAGTTAGCGTTCTGGGGTGGTATCCCGGCTACGAGTTCTGGTATACTTGCTGTAACACTATTGGGGCTGATTCTGGATTCGACGGGATTTGCGAAACCCAAGGTGCATGCCGAGGGGCGGTTTGCCTCGTAAAAAGCCGCAAAAAAATAGTCGCAAACGACGAAAACTACGCTTTAGCAGCTTAATAACCTGCTAAGAGCCCTCTCTCCCTAGCTTCCGCTCTTAAGACGGGGATCAAAGAGAGGTCAAACCCAAAAGAGATCGCATGGATGTCCTGCCTGGGGCTGAAGTGTTAAATCTAATCAGGCTAGTTCGTTAGTGGCGTGTCTGTCCGCAGCTGGCGTGCGAATGTAAAGACTGACTAAGCATGTAGTACCGAGGATGTAGAAATTTCGGACGCGGGTTCAACTCCCGCCAGCTCCACCAATCATGATTGGACGGTGATAGGACATCACCAGCAATAACAGGAAGTTAGCAGTCTCAGCAGGACACCGACCAGACGGTGAGGGGACAAAAAAGGATACGCAAAGGAGCCGCGGCTCCCGAGTGATAAGAAGCCCGCTGATGCGGGCTTTTTTATGGGCTTTTTACACCGGCCTATCATCCGCATCTGTGCTGTTGATGAAATATGTCACCCGCCCGAGGACATCCACCTCTTCAGCTGCTTCTCCCTCTATCGCTTCGCCGTCATCCGTTATTAGCGCCCTGCCCCTGAGCTTCGCAAACTGCGTTCGCCCACCAGTCAGGATCAGCAGAGTCTGCCCCTGCACCAGCCTGGTGACCGGCTCGATAACAGCAAACCCGGATGACGTCTCAAGGATGCGGCTGTCGATTCCAATGCCGCAAATGGTTTCAGGGCAGAGCCTGCGCTCTACATAGTCGGTTGCTGGCGATACGAATCCCATCAGAGCACCCTCCCCATGTTGCGCATCATCCAGAGACGGTTCTGGCTATTGTCCGGCGTCTTGTCGACGAAGAACTCCTGATAACGCTTTATCCAGTCGTTGGCATCGTCCGGCGTGAAATGCCAGTTCCGTGCGCGTAACTCCCAGATGAAGTCATCCGTGCGTAAACACTGGTATCCCTTGGGGTTTAGCTGTATTGCAGCGACAAATGCGCTGTGAATGTCTGATTTGCGGGGCATGATCTGCACTCCTTTTACTGTTTTTATATACAGTAGTTTCAAAGGGGGTGCAGATCAATGCGGAGACGCCTATCAATATCAGGCACTGACGAAACCAGGCTTAACTGGAGCGAATGCTCTTGATGATATTCCTGGCGATCATGTTGTGCCCGATGTCATTAGGATGCAGGCTGTCGGTGGTGAAGTACGCCATGTTGTATTTATCGAACAGGTTGAAGTTATCGATAAACGCCACGTTGTATTTCTCAGCGGTCTGCCGGATCGCCTGCACCATGTCCTGCATGGAATAATTACCGGCCTCCTTTGCGGGGTTTGATGCCATAAGAACTGGCGAACACCCCTGAGGAATCAGCGACAGCATTTTTTCAAGCTGGGTGCGGATCTGGGTTGGGCTTTTCACCTGATTAGATTCGCGATCGTTCACCCCCACCTGGAAAAAGGCAAACATGTCTTTGTCATCCAGGGCAACGCCGTCCTTGAAATTATTGTTTGTTGGATATGTCTGACTGCTGCTGTTGAAAGTTGTCAGACCTTCCAGATACAAATAACTCACCGAACTTTGGTATGGCACAAAGACTGTCTTGAGTTTTACCGTTTGCGTGCCAGCGGGGATCGTCACGATTTTGCTGTTCTGGTAACCAAACGGGACCCCCTGCTCATTTGACGATGTGTGGAACGTTTCAATGGCCACGCCATCGGCCAATACCTGCACATCACAGGTTTTGTCTGTCGAGGAAAAGTAAATTGCGACGCGGTCATCTGTTGTCGCTGGTTTTAGCGTAATTTCCCATGACCCGGTGTTGGTGAACGAATATTTGTAGCGCATGCCCAGGATCGCATTTGGCTCCGCAGACTCAACGTATTCATGCCCGCCGGTACCTACAAATGTCTGGCTGAATCCAGGCATATTTTGTGGAGGATAGGGTTTCGGGCGACTCAGAACGGCCGGGAAATTATAGGCTGCATACCGTTCAGTAGTGGTGCCGATAATCCCCTGGTTCTTTATCCGAACGGTTTTCGGGAACAACAGCGCCTCTATGCGGAGCTGCTGATTACCGGTATCACCGGAATGTTGCAGAGCGCGAATTGTAATTGTTCCATTTGTGACGAACCCAAACGAGTGGGACCGACGGGTATTAAACGCCGCGGTGGCATCTCTGGTAGGGAATACCCCCTGAGATATACCGTTTACAAGCAACTCATAATCGGCGCTGTTCGGCAGCTGAGAATATACCAGGCTGAACTTACTGCCGGTGAAGTTAAAGCTCAGCGATGCCGAAGCCCCGGCTGACACGGTTATTGTTCTGCGGGCCCCAAGGTACGGCCCCGTCGCATTTGTATCGATAACATCCGTGAAGCTTCCTGAACCCACAACTGAATAAGCACTCCCGTACGGGAACTCGTATTTATCCGTCACCATTTCACGGATTGACTCACCGCTTGGCGAGTAGCTGTGGTTTGAGAAGGTGGTGACAGTATTGGTTCCAAGAATACCGGCAATCAAACGCCCCAGCTGATTGACATATGATGGCGATGTGGCGTTATTCCTCGGATCTGAAAGTGTTCCGTCCCGCGTTCCGCTGGCGGCTGCGCCAGTAGAGCCAGTGCCCCAGGTGATGGAGTCACCGATAAAAGTGATCTGCAGTTCCTGAATTAGTGGGTCAAGAAGCGCGGAATTCAGCTTGCGGAGCTGCGGCCCAAATTCAGCAAAGAAGCCTGAGTTGATGTCCTGCAGTACAACATCAAGATTTGATCCCTTTTCAGTTCCAATCACTCCTGCTCCACTCGTCGATGTAAGCACCTGGCGCAATGCAGCATCGCCTACACTTACGAAATGAGTTAAATCATTAACCCATGACACAGCGTTATTTCCAGTGGTAGTGAACGGCGGGGTAGTAGAGGCATTAAGTTTCCAGAATTCATTTTCATAACGAATAATCTGGTTATAGTCCTGAATGGTTAACGGCCCGGAAGTATATTCACCAATGAATTTATAACCTGAGTTCTGAATAAAATAGTCAAACCGCTGCTGCTGGGAAATTAGCTGGGCATTGAAGTCCTGTTCCAGCCCCCACAGGGTTTTTCTGTTTCTGCCAAACCGATCCTTCCATATGGATTTTGTAATGTCGTTTAAAGCGAAATCCATATTCTGGGCATTATCAAAAAGGTCTTTCGGGTCCATTGACCCAATCGGATTATTTGTTGCGTATGTGGTCATGCTCGCTCCGGGCATAAAAAAACCCGCCGTAGCGGGTCAGGTAGTTTTTAAATAGTTATTACGCGACGTCGCCAGGGTATATGGCGTCATCGTAGGCGTACTTGCCTGGGTGATACTGGATGGCTGTCACCTGGCTGATCCCGTCGTTGCCCGGCGTAATTTCTCCGATCAATGCGTCATACGGGACACGGACAGACGAACAGAACAGCAGCCGTGGCGGCTCGATGTACGCGTCGTTCATCGCCCACAGTTCCGGCTCCAGCGCTGTGCTGAACGGCACCGAGATGGTGAAGTCGTCGATGCGTGTCGGCACTACCATTGCCGACGCACGGCCGTCCTGGTGGCGGACGATCACGCGCGGATTCTGGAACGACCAGTCCGGCGACTCACTGAGCGTCATGGTGATTTTGCTGCTGTCATACTTCATATCCGTAATCAGGCAACTCAGCGTCTGGCTTCCCGGTATGTCGTCGGCCAGTACAATGCGATCCATGAACTCGTAGCAGAGCGCATCCATCTCGGTTGAGGTAGTGTGCTGCAGGCGCTGCAGCTGGTAGCCGAGCAACCGGCGCATGCCGATGCGATAAGCACGGTCCTCATCCAGAACGCCGTCCAGCGTGTAGCTCTCGATTTTCACCGGCGTAGGGTTGCCAGGCTGGCGGCACTGCACGGTTTCCTCTGCCCAGGTGGTGCCATTGATGTAGGTCACGTCCACGCCGTCGTAATCGTCCTGCGACGGGGCCTTAAACGCGGTCTGCAGTTCCTCGGTGGTTTCCTGCGGGGTTATCATGCCGACCCAGGGCTTAATACCCTCCCTGCCGGCAGAAGCCAGCCCATCCGATAACAGGAAGTATCCCATCCCGGCGTTGGTGATTTTCTGCAGCACCTCAAGCGCTGACTTACTCTCTCCGCTGGCCCAGTCGAACTTCTCACCGCGGGGAGTCCAGTAAGTTTGCTCCAGCGCGTTAATAGCTGCCGTATCAATCTGACTGGCCGTGAACCCCAGCGACTCCAGGACGTGGTACAGCGCGCCGCTGATACTCCTTGCAGCTCTGCCGCCGCTGTAAATCCGCGTTGGCGTGACGCTTATCCGGCGATCGGACATGGCCGCCAGCCGGTTCCCGGTGCGCACAGTCAGTGCCATGGTCGTGACGCCCTCGTACTTCGTGGGACGTTTGCTCAGCCGTGAGCGCAGCGCCTGCCAGAACACCTGGTCACGCGTGCTGCCGCCCTTGACCGGTTCGGTGCGACGCATGCGAATCTCATACTGCCCGGGAGACACGTTGTAGCGGTGCGTGAAGCCAATCTGGTTTTCGGTGCTTCGTGAATAGAACGGAGACTGCTGCTGCCAGGCGGTGGTGCCCACCTTGCGATATTGGATCACGAGGCGTACCGGCATGGAGCGCTTGTTTCCTTTGTCGGTGTAACGTACCAGTCCGCTCTGGAAGTTGATGTTCACCTCGAAGGCGTCCAGCGTTTCGCCATCCGGGCAGGCCAGGAACGGGCCGACCCACTCATAGTCATCGCTGACACCCGTCACAGTGGCATCCAGCAGCGTGCGTTCGGTGAATCCAGGCCAGGATGTGTCAGGCGTCGTGATCGTCTCACCTGCCGGGCCTGTGGTGACCGTTATCCGCTCAACCGTGACCGTCTGGCTGTCGATAGCCGTTATGCGGAACTGATTTCCGGCCAGGCCCAGAGAGAAACGCTGAATGCCCTCCGGCAGTCCGGTGAACGGCGTGCCAGCGGCGCTGTTGTAGGCCAGAGTGATGTGCGCCCTGACTTCCGCCGTGCCGCCCGCTGACTTCACGCCTGTCGTATTAACCGGGGCATCCCCAAACGCAGACGCGGGTAACGGGCTGTTCGTGATGGATCCGCCTGCAAAAGGGCTGCTGGCTTCACCGATTTCCAGACGCCCACTGTTATCCCGGGCAATCAGGCCGGAGCCGGATAGCTGCGAGGTGATGGATGACACCAGGCCAGACATGGTGACGTAGTTGGTAACCAACGAAACAGGATAGGTCGTTCCCTGCCAGCTGATGCTGAACGTCACCGGCGCGGTGCTGAAATCGTAGGTGGTCGGCGCGGCGCTGGCGGTTATGGTTGCGGCACTCCCACCCACCCCCGGCACCGCCGGAACGCCAGGCGCATAGCTGGCGATCACCAGGTCATAGTCGTTGCCGTTATAGTTCAGCGTCAACGGCATGCCGACATAGGGGGCCAGCTCCTCTATCCCGCCATAAATCACGCTGTAACCGCCGGACGACACGACCGTATAGGAGTTGGGTGCCAGCACGGTGATCACCGTTCCGACTGTCCATGACGGCGGGATTTCCTCATCCCCACCGGATGCCGACACGTCAACCAGGGTAATAGTGTTCCCCGACACGACCAGCGCATCCGCGATGATGCTCACTGTTTCCGGGCCGCTTGAACCCAGATCCAGCCCGGCGGTACCAGAACCCGTATTCCCCACCTCTGGTGAGTTGAACCAGTTTTCGGTGCGGGTATCGCCGGATACCGTGGCGCCAGGTGGATAGAGTGTATAGCGCACATCGGTACCGAACGCGGAGATCGGCGTGTTGCCTATCTTGATGTCGGACTGGTTAATCACCATGTCGCCGACGCCCACGCACAGGAACATGCTGGTTTCCATACTGGTCTCGTTAACGAACCGGCTTACCGGCTGCACGACGTAATCAGGCCAGACACGGTATTTCCCAAAGATTTCCCGGATAGGATCACCCAGTTTCGCCGCGTTCGCTTTGGCCGGGTTAAGGTCAATCTGATCGCCGCTGGCCGCCTGGGCACCACTGCCGCCGGGCTGAGACATCGTACTCATCATGTAGATGCTGTACGCAGCAGAGGCGACAGCTACGCTGACCGCGACCCAAATCGCGATTTCTGCGCCGGTACCGTATGGCACTGGGAACATCCTGACGTCGGTTTCACGTTTGATGACGCACAGTGGCCACTCCGCTGGCGGAACGGGTACGCCGTCGATTTCAACCGCGACCGGATGCTGCTGCTCCGGCGTCCAGTCCTGCACGTTCTGCGCAAACCAGGTGCTGAGGGTCATGGTTTCGTGTTGGTGTGTTTCCAGCGGTTCACCCTGCAAGCGGGAGGGGTAGATTCGTATCGTCACTGATAATACTCCACGCGGACAAAGCGGCGCGCAAACCGCGCCAGCGGCAGGAAGGTCACGTTAGTGCGGGGGTTGCATTCAGCGGCGCATAACTGGCCGTCAATCTCCACCACGATGGCAACGTGCGTCACCACTGAACCGGAGTAACAGGCAATGCCCGCGCCCGGCTCGGGGTCACAACGCTGCAGGTCAGCCATCAGCCCGCGCGCCTCACGATCGAGGCCGTTATCATCTTTCGTGACCCCGGCGAAATCAGGCCATGGCACCAGGCCAAGGTCACGCCTGATTTCATTGACGATGCCAAAACAGTCAAGATGAGGGTAAGCGCGGCCGCCCTTCTGCCACCCGACAGAACGGTATTTATCAGGATTGAACATGGTAATTTCCTACTGGAGGTAACGAAGGCCCGGGAAGTCAGGCAGCGTGTAACGGTAGCGCGGCCATGCGGTATCGAGAATATTCATGTAGCCAGCGGTGATCTGCACCTCCGTCGCCGTCCAGTACCCCTCTTTAATTGCCAGTGTAAATGGCGGCGTTGCGGGTGCGGAAAGGTCGGTCGAGACATACCGGCGGAAAGTCATGCTGGCATCGCTGAGACTGTCAAGCGCGTTGCGGATCGCCGTTGAAACCACGCCATCGATATTGCTGATGGCGAATTTCAGATCCTGGGTGCCGTCAGAATTTCGCGCCGGCAACGCCACATCTATGGCAGAGCCAAGGAATGTTGCCTGAGCGCCATTCTCCAGCGTGACGGTAATGTCATCCCAGCCGCGGGTCAGCCAGTAATCGTAGCCGCCAACGGTGATCTGCAGCGTGTCGATAATGACCTCATCACCACCGCTGGCATAAAGCCTGTTCAGAACTGGACTGGTCATGCTTCAGGCCACTCCCTGTTTAACGCCAGATCGATAATATCGCTGCCAGCCACCAGTTCCGGGAAATTGCCCCACCCTGGTGGTAGCAGCGGTCGCTCCCATAGTTCCAGTTGCGCGCTGTAGCGCCAGTATTTTGGTGAAACCAGCGTAGGCCCCTCATATATGTCGGTGAACCGGCATTTATAGGCTTGCTGGCAGCCCAGCGGCGTTTGCAGCTTCATCAAAAACCATGCGGCGCCATCCGTAAGTGCATCGCGGAACCATGCCTCAAACAGCTGGGCCTGATTATGCTTTGTAAAAATCCAGTTCACGGTGGCGATAGTTGGTGTTGATGTATACTTTCGGCGCTGTCGGGCCCGGCCGGATGTCGTTTCGGTGCGCTGCAGCGGGCTGACAGGCTTGAAACCATAACCATCCTGCAATGGCATCGGCAGGTAATCGTGTGGATAAAAAATGTCAGGCACGTGATCACTCCTTCCTAGTCCGGCCATAGAATCCATTTAAGGCCCTGCCAAACTCATTAGTTGGCTTTACCACCTGAGCCGCCATTTCCTTACGGATCGATATCACCAGTTGGCGGTTTCGCTGGTCGATAGCCATCAGCGTTGCGTCATCGGGTTTTCCGGTGAATGAATTCTGGATATGAACGGTTCCACCAGCCGAGGCCTGCCTGGCCTGTTGCACCCTCTCCAGGGTCGCATCGAGCTTGGCAGAGGTGCTGGCCGTTACCACTCGCTCCCCTTTCTGCAGCAACCAGGTCCCTGTTTCCGGTACCCGGTCAATGCCATCATGAGCCATACCGGCAAGCGACTGTCCGGCTATCAAAGCCACTGACGCGTAACCAACGGCGCGGATTGCTGTGGCCGCCGGGATCCCCATAATCAGGCCGCCTTCCGCCATAGCCTTGGTCGCTGCCAGTTCGGTGTTGATCACAGCCTGCGCCATTGCCGCCGCCTTGCTGGCAATAAAAAGGGTCTTATAGGCAAGGCTCCCCTCCTGTCCGATTCCCTGTAGCAGCTGCGCCGACTGGCCAGCGAGGTCTGAGAACATGGAAAGGCTGGCAGATGTGTATCCAGCCTGTATATCCTGTAATTGCGAAGCATTAGTCTTGTTAATTTCAGCGACACGATCAGCGTAGGTTTGCTCATTAATCTCCTTCTGGTCGAGCAACTCTTTCTGCATCTCAAGCTGAGTTTCATGCCACTTTTCCAGTTCTTTTTGCGCATCAGCCACACGAATAAGTTCGCCGCTGGCACCGCCGACAGATGAATCAATACCACCGAACTTCGGAGCTTCCTGAACCGATGCTTTTGATATCCGCTCCATTGTCTTGCGGTATTCTTCAGTCGCAGGTGCAGCCTCTCGCAGCAGTTTAATGCGTTCACGAGTGGTATTTAGCAGCGCCTCCTCTGGCTCCAGTAGTTCCTTATTCAGGGATTTAAGCCGCTCTACAGCGTTAAGATGATCAAGCGCCGCAGAATTTCGAAGAAGCTCTGTCTTCTGCGTTTCAGACAAAGCCCCCAGCTCACCCTGGGTTACCTGATATTTGGTTTTAGCGAGCTCCGTACTCTGGCCAGCAAGCGCGAGCTGTTCCTGCTGCTGGCTAATGAGGCGCTTGTAAGACTCCTCGAGTTTCTCCGATGTCTTTTGCTCATCAGATTTGGGCATTTTTTTCTGAGGTTTGTTGGCCTCATTATTTCGCCATTCCGCAAGACCGTTATTAATCAACTCCTGACGGCCTGTCTGGAATTGAGGGTCACTGGTTAATCCCAGATCGTCAGCCGCATAACTCAGCCGTAAACGTTCTTTGGCCTCACCTTTAAGGCGCGACAACTCCAGATCCCGGCGGCTCTTTTCAAGGGCATCGGTTTGCTTTTTGTCGAGATCGGCCTGAGGAAGTCTGAGTGGAACGTTAGCCAACCCCTGACGGGCCATTAGGAGTTGATTACCCAGCCCCAGCAAACGGTTAAATTCGTCATGCTGCCCATTCATCAGCAGGAGAGATTGATAAGCCCGGTTTTGATTGGCCGCCTCTTCTCGGATGAGTGCCACCCGACGATGCTCAAGCCCTTCAAGAACCTGTTGAATAGAAGCGGATTTTTCCTGCATCTGAGCAAGCCTTTCTTGCTCAACAGATAACTGCTCTTTAGCTGTAGCCAGCCCACGAGTCACGGTGTCCAAAGATGTCAGGTGGTTAATCATGAAACCACCGCTGGTAGTGGGACCCGGATTACTGATTACTGACTGATAACCAGCTATCTGCTCTTTGAGACTTTCAATCTTGCTCTTTTGTTCATCAATTAGCCTGTTCTGTTCATTCAGAGCGGCACGAGTTCTCTCTGCATTATCTGAAGCTTCAGGCAAAGTCATTGCCATCGACTTTTTACTGACTTCATCTATCGTACTGGCATATTCCTGGGCAGAACGCCTGGCTTGCTCCTGATTTTGATACACCGCATACCAGGCACCGGCTCCAAGCATCACTAATCCCGGCACGCCACCAATGAGCCCGAGGGCACCGCTTAAAAGGAGGGTGCCAATAGATGTGACGCTATTGAGATTGCTTTGGGTAGTTACACGGTTTGCAAGGTTCCGGTCTCTGGCGGCCTCAGCAGAAGCCAGGCGTCTTTCAGCGATAGCCTGCGCATCGGCATTTTTAGCTGCCACCAGCCCTGCCTGCGCACGCTCAAGCGCTGTTCTGGCTCTAACTTTCTCTGTGGCAGAACCGCTGGTTAAAGCGGTCGTCAGCCTGGCCTGGGCTGCAGTAACTTTTGCTTCTGCCGCAGCAATCTTCTCTTGCTGAGCAGCCTGAACATCTGCGCCACGCGATCTCTGTACAGCTTGCTGAGCCCTATAAACTTCTGCCCTTGAGGCTGCAACGGCAGACTGTGCAGCCTTATCCTGTGCAACTGCAAGAGCAACCTCTGACTTAGCCGCAGAAATTAGCGCGCCGGTTGCGCTCGTGGCGCTAGTTGCCACTCCACTGAGATATCTTGCCAGCCCGACGCCAACAAGCGCTCCAGCAACTGTTGTTATCGTAGACATATTGTCGGCAACGTCACTCAGTGCGCCACTTACTGCCGATGAGGTAAATGAATCAAGCGTCTGGGCAACTCCGTCCAAGCCACCAGAGAGCGCATCGGTAGCACCAGTAGCCTGGTTGACACCTCCAACCCATGCCATGAACGAGTTGGTGACTTTTTGCAGGGATCCGGAAACTGTTTGCGGCATGCTGGCAAACTCACCCTGTAATGAGCCCAACTGGCTCATTAATGCAGGAACAACCTTATCAATCGTAAGTTGCCCCTGATCAGCCATGCTCTTCAGGTCTTTGCGGGCCACGCCCATTCCGGCGGCAAGTGCACGGATGACACGATCACCTGCTTCGTTAACGGCGTTGAATTCTTCGCCGCGAAGAACTCCCTGTGCAAGCGCCTGGCTGAATTGTGTGATCACAGAGCTTGCTTCCTGGGTGTTTGCTCCTGAAAGTTTGAGGCCGGTTGAAACAGCCTCGGTTATTTTCAGGACTTCATCAGAGCTATACCCGTATTCGCGCATGGAAGCTGCTGCGCGTGAAAAAAGGTTTGCGTTATCGGAAAATGCCGTTCCGGTTCGCTGGCTGATTTCCATTAACTGGCGCTGAGAGACTGCAAAATCATCAGCAGAAGAGGATGCCTGCTTAAGGCGCGCATTCACAGAATTCCACTCATCTGCAATCTGCACAAGTTTGCCAGTCGCAAAAGCTGCCGTAGCGGCAGCAGCAGCCCTTCCTGCCGATGCAAAACCATCAGTAAGATCGGATAATGCTCTTTCGCTTTCACGCGATGCTGCTGCGGCTTGCCGACCGCCATTTTGCATGGTGCGGTAATAGTCCTGCCCCATGCGCGAGGCGCGGGAAATTTCCGTCTGGAATGATTGCGAGTTAGCGGAAATTTTGATTATTAACTCACGTAAAGTTGCCATTTATTCTAACTCCAGACGTAAAAAAACCGCCGAAGCGGTTTAATTTTTATTATTTCCAGACCTTTTGCCTGGCTTCTTCGAGGTATTCTTCATCAGTCTTAACCGGTGGGGAATCGACTGCTAGATTACTACCACAGTGTTTACATTTAATAGCTTCGTTTTTGATTAACTCTGCACAGAATGGGCACTTCTTCATGCCATCGTTTTCAATTAAGTCTTTTTCTTCTGCCGCAACATCCTTCTTTATTACCAGAGAATGCACAAAAGCGATTATAAACAGCAGAGCACCATACACCCACCATGCAAAGAAAGATCGCCCTTTGCTTTGAGCAATTAAGGCTGGAATTAAGCCTATAACAATTGAAACTAGTAAAATTTCCATTTTGGTTCCCCAGTATTATAAGTCTAGGAATCCTAATATTATCTGGGCCAAAAGTCACTGCGTCGCGGCAGTAAGTGCAGCCTCAAGCCCGGCAAACGGGTCTTCAGGTGCTGATAGTTCCTCATCACCCCAGCGCAGGATTGCATCTTCCAGCGGCACTTTGACCCCCTGAGAACCATAAACGGCAGAGACTATCTGGGCGGCCTGAATGTCACCGCGAATATCGCCAACGGGACTTTGCCTGTCGAACTCAATCCACATCAGAAGCTCGCTCGCCGTCATGTTCTGCCGAAGCTCTGAAAGCGTGCGCCCCATGCGGAGCGCAAGCGACATCAGGAACTTTACGCCGGGGGTTGCGACTTTTCCCGCGCTTCTTCCGCGTTATTAATGAGGTCCAGCGCCTGTTTCAGCAGACGTGAATGCACGGGGCCGTAAATTTCACGCACCTGCTCTTCTTCATCGACACTGAATACCGGTTGCTTATCGGTGTCGCACAGGACGTCAATGAAGAGAACCACGTCAGCGCAAAGATTACGGCGGGCCTTTTCAGATACCGACACATTTTTATCGTCAGCACCGACTTTCACCACTTCCTGCCAGCGCAGCCAGGCTTCGCCAGACGGCTCACGAAGAACAACTTCGACGCCTTCCCACTCAGGAACCGCCACCGTCTTATGACGAAAGCCTGACATCTTCGCCATGGCTAATTTTTTCAGATTTTGCGACATCTGTTATGCATGCCGGGCCAACCCGGCATCTCCATTAATTGACGGTGAGGGTACAAGTTGATGATGTAATTGTCTTAACCGGGACAGAAGAATCAGTGACCACGCAGGTGTAATCTCCCGCATCACCCGAAACAGCGCTGGATTTATTGAATGTGTCAGATGTTTGCCCACTGATGGTGACACCACCTTTCTTCCAGGCATAGCTGTAGGGAAGTTTACCGCCAGCGGCGGCGACCGCCATACTGATCGGTGCCCCAACCGCTACAGATTGTGCGGCGGGCAAATCAGTGGTCAGTTTAAGGGCCGGGTCAATCGGTACCGGCTTCCCTTTCAGACGCAGGGAGAACGTTGCCGCCACCACACCGTTAGTACCGGAAGACCAGGTGTGCTGACGAACTTCGGCAAGGAACTTAAAGCCATTGCCAGACGGGAAGATGATCTGGAAGCCATAAACCGTGTCGTTGTCATACGCATCACGCAACGCATCCTGCGCAGCATTACGGTAAAAGTTACCTGACAGTGATATCTCCGAAGGGGCCGGGAGGCCATTGACATTCTCCTGCTCAGTGGAGCATAGCGTGGTGACGTCAATATCCTGTTTTTGCCCGCCGGTGAACTGCGCTTCTTTGAGAGTGCAGCTCAGATCGAGATAGACAGCGGTTTCCATTGCGTCTCTGGTCGTTGGCAGTGACGAAATAAGGATTTTCGTCAGCTGCGATTTTTCATAATACGAGGACATAATGATCTCCGGATATAAAAAAGCCGCCTGGAGGCGGCAGAGTTAATATGAAGTGTGGAGTTATTGCCAGATCTGAACTTCAAGCGTGGCCCGGTAAAGTCCGGTATCCGGCTCGTAGCCGTTAATCTCGTTTAGTCCGACAGGATGCAGATCGGCCAGAGCAGCTTTAACCTGATCACGCAGCGCCCGGGCGTCATCAATCGACGAGGCCCAGGCATCAACCTGAACCGTGCTTGCTGTTTCTGCCGGGCCGCAGAAAACATCCTCGCTGACTGAGCCCGGGAGCAGATAAATCACCCACGGTGCCGTGGTACCCTGCGGCGCAACGTACGGAAAAACGTTTCCGCCTGCCAGCGCACTGAGCCGCTGATAGATGTCAGCCTCTGTCATTTCGCCAGCACCTCATCAATGGCCTGATTCATGCGGGCAAGCGCTGCCTGCGTAGCTTCTTCCTGCCGGGTATCGAATGCCGGGCGAACGAAGGGGTGCGCAGGCATATTCGATGTACCGATCTCAACGAAGCGCCAGTAAAAAGCGTTGCGCGGATTGCTGGCCTTCATTTTGTTGTCGCTGTTGCCGGTGTCCGGGTTAATGCCCCGGATATGCACGCCGGAAGCGATTTCGCCGCGCCGGCGAACCTTCTGGGTTACCACTACCACGTTTTTTTTCAGCTTACCGGTGAGGACGGGCGCACGATCTTCTACCTCCTGTCGCAGAACTTCTGCACCAGCACGCGTGGCATCGCGCAGGACCTTATTATTTTCAGCCCTGCTGAGCGTCTCCAGATCCTTCGCGATATCTGCCAGGCCGGAGAAATCAAGACTCGTTGAAATCACTGTTTCACCCCCTTCTCGCAAAGCAATTCGAGCCTGGTGCCGTTCTCGGCAGAGATAGCCGATTTGATGTCGTATATCTCGCCGTTACCGGTTGGCGGCAGGTGAACGACCCGCCAGCCAGCAGATACGGGAATGGACGGATAGCGCCGCATCCAAATCCGGGTAGTGGTGCTGCTTATCTCGGCTCCGCCATCTATCATCTCCCGCCCGGAGACGTCCGCCACCTCAGCGCGGACTGAAGTTACATCCACCCAGCCAGTGGCAGGCTGCCCCGAAGGCAGGCGCCCTGATGCTGGCTTTTGTAACGTAACCCTGTGTCGCAGTCGCCCCGCTCTCATACGCCATATATCCGGTAGGGTTGAAGAAGCGCTTCTGTTGAGAACGCAAGCGCAGAAGTTACGTTACCTACGTTTACAGCTTCACGGTTTGCGTACCAGTGACCGATAAGCAGAAGCATAGCCATTTCGATGTCTTCGCCATAAAGCAACCGATCAGGGTCAACGAGATAGTCAGGATCATCGGCAGTGTCATAAAGCCGACGGCGGGTCCATGTTTCGACATACCGCGCCGCAGCTTTAATACTGGTGTCGATCCAGATATCGTCTTCCGTGAAATCCTGCTCAATGTTGCAGTGGCGCTTAACCTGCTCTTTGGTCAGCATGCGCGCCCCTTACTTGCCTTTACCCTTGCCTTTCGGCTCAGGGTCTTTTTCCGGATCCGGCTTCTTGGCGCCGGGCTCTTCGGCGTAACCGCGGCTTACAAGCTCGCGGCCGTGCTGCTCCAGCGTCTCGAACTCGGTGCCTTCGGTAAGCACGTTACCTTCAAAGTAAATGGGCTTGATAGCGATCAGCTTCATGGCTGTCTCCTTAAAGGAAAAGAAAAGCGGCCCGCAGGCCGCCGTTAAGGATTACGCACCGCCACCTGCAGCAGGCGCAGTGAAGGCTCCGTAGATGAATGCTTCCGGGCGTTTCACCGCCAGCGCCAGACGCTCTTCGCAACGAATCGAGATCATGTTTTTCTCGAAGTCGTCGGCATTCTCAGTGGAGATCACCACGTTGGCATCTTCACGGTCGAACAGCTGGGCAGCGGCGTTGAATGCACCGGTCAGGAATTTGCCCTGGAATGCTGCAGCTTCGGTCGCCACCACAGGAAGGCCCCACAGGGTAGGCCCGGCCAGGGCCGCCGGGTTCGCCAGGATATAGCGGCCCAGCGTGTCTTTGGTGAGTTCAATCTTCGCCCAGTCGATGAAGTGCAGGACGTGGCCGGAAGCCGGGAAGCGCGCCAGCTGCGCCTGCAGCATTGCGAGGCGGAGATCATCGATGCCGTTCTGCTGCTCAACGGTAAAGGCAGCGTCATAAGCAGATGCCTGTGGGACGATGCCTTTCAGGTGCGCGCCGGTACCATCGCCGAAGAGAATCTCCTGCTCTTCGACATATTTCAGGCCGTAACGCATTTCAGCGTCGATAGTGGACTGCAGCTGTGCAAAATCATCCAGGATCTGTTTGGACGCCTTGAACATGTGCGCGATGGTGGTCACCGGCGTGATCTGCGTGGCAAACTGAATATCGCTGTACGGCTTGGCGGTGCCTTCCGGCACGACTTTCGCCGCATTGGTGAATCCGGTCTGCTGCACCCAGAAGATGGCCGGTGCAGATGTGCGGCCAGGCGCGATCAGATCGCGGATGAAAAGGCGCTGTTTCGGTGCGGTGTCGATACCCGGCAGGCGCTGCGGCTCAACCACGCCAGTGGCGACATCCGTGGAAATCAAAGCGGCGTTCACAGGCACGCTGACGCGCTTACCGCCTTCCACGCTTGCCGCGAATGCTTTCAGTGCTTCGCTGCTGATGACGGTCTGACCAACGGTCTCGATCACCTTTGCAGCGTTGGCCAGCGGCATCTGAGCAACCTGCTGCTCAAGTTCGCCTACTGAAGATTTCAGCGACTTAAGCGCATCGCTCAGCGCATTGTGTTCAGTGGCAATTTTATCCACTGCCTCTTTGGTTTGCGCAGACAGCTGACCAGAGCTTTTAGCCTCCTTCAGCGCGTCCTCGGCTTTCTGGCTGAAAGTGCCGGAAACTTCTTCCAGCTTCGCAGAAACTTTTTTCAGTAATTCGTTAACTTCAGACATGGTCTTTCCTTATTGGCCGAACGCCGCCAGGGCGTCTTCAAGTTGTTTGATATTGTCAGGGTTGATTTCTTCGGTAGCGCCCGGCGTACCTTCAGGGATGGCAGCAGCGCCTGGCTTGCTGCCGGATAAAGCTTTAAGAAGTTTTCGACGTTCAGATCGTGGCGTATCGGTTTTGGCCAGCAGCGCATCAAGCTTGCGCAGCGCCGCCGCCGGGCTGTCGTCGTCGTCAGCAATTTCATCAGCGGAGAGGAGGCTGTCAGCAAATCCTTTCGCCACCGCGTCACTGCCGCCAATATAGGTTTCGCCGTCCATCATCTTTTCGACGGTGGCTGCATCAAGACCGCTGCGTGCCTGGTAGATATCGCTCATCGCTTTATCAAACGGCTCCATGTCAGCGGCGATCTGCGCCAGGTCGTGACGGTTACCCATCGCATAGACCCAGCAGTTGTGGATCATCAGGAAGGCGCCGCGTCCGATCTGTACATCATCACCGGCCATCGCGATGACCGACGCGGCGGACGCCGCCAGACCCAAAACCTTCACAGTGACTTTGCCGTCGTACTCACGCAACAGGTTGTAGATCGCCAGGCCTTCGAACATGTCGCCGCCCGGGCTGTTGATGTTAACCGTCACGTCAGCACCGTTAAGGGAGCGAAGCGCCCCGGCAATGCGGCTGGCCGTTACACCTTCTCCCCAGTAATCAGCGCCGATCACGTCGAAGATAGAAATGCTGTTGTCTCCGTCCCGGGCGGCGCGGATGCCACCGTTCCAGCGCTCCATTGCCGCAGCTGGCAGATCAGGTTTTTCGCGCGCAAAAGGTCGCCCCTCCGGCGCCGCCGGAAGGCTTTTAATTGTCATGGGTGCTCCTAAGCCGCCTGTTTCAGCGGGGACTGTTCGAAGGGGATGTCGGGAAATACGTGGTTATGAACCTGCCGCAGCGCGAAGGCCTGCGCGGCCTGGCTGTTTTGTTTCAGGTCTTCAAGCGGCGTCAGGTTGAGCTGCACCGTATAAAGATCGCCGCCCTCAATCGGTGGCATGTTCTCAAGGCGACGCACGTCGTTACGGGACATCCAGCCGTTCTGCAGCGCGCTGGTGTAGTATGCCGCCCGGCCAGCACTGTCGGCGCGCAGCAGGCCCTCTACCGAGAACTCAGCAAAGAGGTCCTCTTCGCCATTCAGCAGACAGCGGGAGATCTCCTGCTCGATATTCACCAGCAGCGGGCGCAGCGTGTGGGTCAGGAACTGTAGGTTCATCCCCTCCAGGCTCGACGCCCAACTGCTTTGCTTCGAGGTGTGGCCGACCATAAACGGCGGCACGCGGAACCAGCGGCAGATTTCCTCAATGCTGAATGAACGACTTTCCAGCATCTGCGCCGCTTCCGGGTTCATGGTGACGTTCTGATATTTCAGCCCGCCCTCAAGAACCATAATTTTTCCGGCGTTTTTAGACCCGGTAAAAGCCTGCATATAGCCCCGAAGTCGCTCTCTTTGATCCTTATCAAGCGCCTGGTCAGCTGAAAGAAACCCCGAGCTTTGCAGGCCATTTTCGAAAATCTTTGCAGCGGACTCTTCGACGGCCATCGCCGCGCCGATCACGTCACGACCCGTCATCATTGGCATCATGCCGCAGACACCATCAAGGCCAAATCCCCGGATGTGCATCAGGTTCTTTTCGGAGATAACGCGTTTCTTGCCGTCCTCGGTGTAGGTGTATTCCAGCCTCCCGGTATCCAGCCGCTTCACCACCATATTCTGGGGCAGCAGTGGCACCAGCGACACCAGCTTATTGCCGATAAACAGCTTCTCAACAAAGGCATTACCGCGCAGGCAGATGCTGGCCACCACCATGAGCATAAAGCGCGACGGCGTCATTTCCAGATTCGGACGGCGACAAAGCACCTGGTAAACCGGATGATTCTGCGCCAGCTTGCGCGAGCCATCAGCCTGGCGGGTATAAATCTTAACCGGTAGCGTGGATACCGACTCGCTCAGAAGCCGGACACAGGCCCAGACCGCAGAAAGCTGGATAGCCCGATCTGCAGTCACCACCTTGCCGCTGCTGCTCGTGCCGTACCACTCCTGCCAGAACGTTCCGGTAGTCAGGCTGATGGGCACGCCCAGCCAGTTGAGCAAGGCGCTTTTTACCTTGCCAGGCTGCTTATTTTTCTTCATCAGAAACCTACCATGATGGGATTTTCAAAGAAGCCGTTAAGATCCTGCCGGGTCTCCGGCAGCATGGCCCGGCCTATATCCATGATCAGGGCAGTGGCCCCGTCGATTTTGTTCTCGCTGTGCTCCTTAATGGGTCGCACAACGTCATCGTTACCAGGGAGGTGCTTGCCCACCACGTTAGAGATACACCATGTCAGTATGGGATGGCCGTCATGGTGGAAGCGTCCGGCCTCTATCGCCGCCTCAAGCTCCTTCATCGGATCCGACATATTGGTGTAGTTCTGGACGATGGTTATCGGGCTGAGACCCTCATCGGCCAGATGGTGGGACAGGTTTGTGGCGCCGTGCGGGTCGATGGCAGATTCCTCCACCGGGTTCTGCCGGTTGACCGCCTTGGCTTCTTCCAGGATGACGCGGTAGTCGATCTCTGCACCTTCGGTTACCTCCAGGTGGCCGGAGTTCACCCACTTCTGGAAGCGTTCTGCAGTACGCTGATGATCGGTGTCCGTGCTGTATACCGTGTCATAAGGCACCCAGAACTTAGGTGCTATGCAGTAATAGTGCCGCCTGCCATCAATATCACGACTGAAGATGCGCACCATGCTGTTCATATCGAGCTTTCGCGCCAGGTCGAACGAAAGGTAGCAAGGCTGACCCTCGAACTGCTCGATCGTCAGCGTTTCATCCTCGCAGTTGCGCCAGCTGACGAGGTTGAAGTAAGCCGCCCTGGCTGATACCCAGATGTTCAGATGCTTGGTTTTGAAAACGTTGGCCTGGCGGGCGTTGTTCATGGCCCGCTTCTGCTGGCTCAGCAGGAAATCGCTGTAGACAGAAATACCCATATTGGGATTCGCCTTGCGCAGCACCGCCGGATCGGTCCAGTCGTCACCCTCATCAACGGTGTAAATCACACCGAACAGCTCATCGTTAGGTACCGTGCCGTTCAGCATTTCAATAACTTCCCGGCGCTTGTCGTAGCACGGCCCCTCAATGTTGTAGCCCGCAGTGGTGATGGCCCACATCAGCGGCTGACGCCGGGCGCCCATACCTGTCAGCATGGTGGTGTAGAGCGCGTCGGTATCGTGTTCGTGATATTCGTCCACAATGGCGCAGCTCGGAGAAGCACCATCGCCAGGGTTGCCGATCAGCGGCTCAAGACGGGCACCATCTTCCGGCCGGTTCATGTTGGAGGCATTAACCTCCACGCCAAACGCGTCACAAAGCGCCGGGGTGCGTTTACACATCAGGCGCGCCGGGCGGAACACTTCCCACGCCTGCTTTTCCGTCGTGGCGCCGGAGTAAACCTCCGCGCCAAACTCGTCGTCACAGGTGAAGCAGAACAATGCCACACCGGCAGAGATCGCCGACTTACCATTCTTACGCGGGATCTCGGTATAAACCTCGCGGAAACGCCGCAGCTTCGAGCCCTTGCGTACCCAGCCGAACGCCGAGCAGACGATAAACAGCTGCCAGGGCTCAAGGGTGATGGGCATGCGTTTGAAGGCCCACTCGCCTTTCGTATGCGGCAGAAGCTGGATAAATTTTGCCGCCTTTTCCGCCAGATCTTTATCGAACCGGTAAAGAAACTTTTTCGTTTTCTCTTTCGCCAGATCATCAAGGTGCCGCTGGCACGCATCGATGACGTAGCGGCACGCCACAGTTTTCCCCCGGACGATGTCACGGGCATACTGATTTGCGGCGTTCACGTTAGGGTAGGCTTTGCGCGTCATAGGTTTTTAAAGGGGTTGTCCGACTGTTTTTTGTTCCCACCAATCAGACGCTGCCTGCTGCTGGGGTCCAGCCCGAGCATGCCTCCGAAGGAGGCCATCTGCCGCATTGCTTCATTCAGCACGGTCAGCGCCGGGTTTTTGATCACACCGCCCATTGCGCCGGTTACGGTGATTCCGTTTTTAGCAACGTCCACCTGCGCAGCGCGGGCGTTGGCATAGGCCACACAAAACATTTCGAGGTTGTGTAAATCCGTGGCGCACAAAACCTCCTGCGCGCACAGCTCATTAGAGACCATTCTCCACATTGTCGCAGCGGATTCGCTGAGCCACTCGGGCGGGTCAACGCCGGTTATGGGTGTGAAGGAGGGTTCTTCTTTATTGAGGGCGCGCTTACCCGGATTGCCTGCCAGCAACTTCCGGGCAGTCGGCTTGGCGCGGCGTCCGGATCGGCCCGTCGCTCCAGCCATAGACGCTCCAGTTAAATTTTATATTTCGCGGGTGTAAAAATCTGACTGAGGCGGCGGTCCTTTGGGGCAAATGCCCTGAAGTTTTCACCCGCCCTATCCCCTTGACCACATGTCAGGGTGGCATTCATGATCCCTGATGCGGCGTACGTGCGTATGTGTGACGCCATAGCGCTTTGCAACATCGACCAGTTTCATTCCAGCCTTCGCGTCTCGCTCAATGCTCACGATGGTCGCTGGTGCTAACTTTGTGGCCGAGGCGCTCTGTCCTCTTCTGAGGCATACAGCCGTGCCGTGGTTAAGACTATCGGCGGCGTTCTCTTTGGGTGTTCCCCATGCAAGATTTGACCTGTTGTTATTTAGCGGGTTGCCATCAAGATGACGAGTAACATGTATGTCCGATGGTTTAACTCCGGCGAATGCAAACAACACCAACTGATGCACTTGCTTTTTAACTTTCGTCGCTCGGCTAAAGCCGGTATTAACATTCACATGCCAGTAGCCGTTATGTAGCCGCATTGAGAGTTGCCGAGGCTTGCCTGAGCGAAGAGAGTAAATAAATCCGTCATCGCTCGCCTGATACCCTGGGTAGCCGGGAATGTCTTTAAGACAGGCGCGCGGCAGCCCTGAATCATTTAACGACTCAGTCATTTTAATTTACCTTTGATTACTGGCGGTTCAGCCGTTCTTTAGCTGTCTTACGGTAGTGGCAGGAGTAACAAAGAGACTCCAGATTCCGATCGTCGTCTGTGCCGCCGTGGGCTTTCGGAATAATGTGGTCGACCGTTTCCGCAGGGCGTGGCCTGCCGTTGCGCAGGCACTGCTGGCAGATGTGTCGATCACGCTTAAGAATGCGGGCGCGGATGATGTCCCACTTACTGCCGTAGCCACGCTGGTGGCGGCTCAGTCCGCGCTGATGCTGCTGCCATCCTTCGTTACGGTGCGCCTCGCAGTAGCCGGAACGGTCAGTAGTGGTGCCAGAGCACCCGCGTTTACGACAGGCACGAGGGATAGCTGCTGGCATATTGTTGGCTCCAATAAAAAAGCCCCGAGGCATTTCGGGGCTATTGAAAGAAAAAAGATTTGAAGCGAGTACGCTATAACTCCTCGAAATACCAAAGCAGGTTACTAGCTATTTGATATTCTGGGCCTCTTGGCAGCGGCATATTGGGATTTATAATTACCCATTCATATTCCTTCCCCACGCTTGCATCATTACTGCTCTGCTTTTCGCAAAGTTTATAGTGAATAATGCGATCAGGTTTCGCCTGCTCACCTTGAGCATACACTTCATATTTATCGTTATCTTTGCAAACGACAGTAAAAACTAATTTTGAATAAGCCACATCAGTCTCCTTTAGTTATTTGGGCAACCCATACACCCACAAGGAGAATGGCACCTTTATCCATGTAGTGGCAACGAATAGTGAGAGGTAACGTAACCTTCATCAAAGCATTATCACAGGCGCTCAGTGAATGCCTGCTGTAATGCTTTATCCCCTACAAGGGATATTTACGATTTATCCCCTATAGCCATTAAGATGAGTCTGCACATGGTGATATCAAAAAGTGCTATTGACGAATTCGTCAATGTTTTCATTTAGTTAATGATAGTGTATTACTTCTTTGAAAGCTCATTTTCGAGCCCTTAGGAGGACTTATGACACCATCAGAGATTCAATTAATTTCAGCAGCCGCCGGACTAATAGGATCCGCCTTATCCGCTTTATGCACCTATGGTTATGAACCTTTCCAGACTGCTGAGTTCTGCGCGGGCGATGAGGACATCAAGGTACTCAAAAGAAATAAAATGAGGAAAACCGGTCAAACACTAGGCCTTGGCTTAATCAGTGTCAGCTTTTTGATCCAGATGGTTGCTGTTTTTTAAATACCTGCATATGGCATGGATGCCATTATCAAGCGCCCCGGTTGAGACGCTTTGTGCTGGCTAATCCTCGAGCTGTAATGCGCCATGCTCCAGCGATATGGAATATGCGATCAGCCCAGTGAATCCAGAGAAAATCTCACCTGTGTCCGCTTTGGTTACGGGAAAAATCCTATAACCATATATGGTTAGCAATCGCATAATAAACCTGTAACGATTATGCACTTGCATGCCCTTATGAGCAGACCGGATTTCCAGCTCATAAGGGTTTTTTCTATGCGCGGCCGAATCAAAAGCATTATCAAGCCCACCAGCAGATGAGCTTTGTAATGATCAACAATCGTCGTCTGGCTTGGCTACCGAACGGCACGCGAACATGCAGGCCTTCTGCATTTCGGTCTTCGCCATTGCGACCCAGCGCGGATCAGCGCCAGCCTCTTTCGCAGTATCAAGCAGACTGAGGAAATGGCGGCTTACATCTTTAAGACGGTTCATCACCTCAATGTCACCTGCCGTTAGAGTTCGGTAGCCCTTAACGGTACTGCCGTCCTGCGGTTTTGCTTCGCTCATATATTCCTCGTTAGTTAAGGCACTGCTCGCGCACATACGCTTGCAGCCCAGTCAGTTGTTTGGTGACGGTTTCAATTCGCTCTCTGAGGGTGAAATAATCCCGTTCAGCGGAGTCATTAAGTCGGGGGCCGGTACCATCATCCATGCTGGTGGTGCTGGTCGCTCCGTTCGTGGCGCATCTGGCGTTGAGCTGCAGCCGACGCTTGCCAGTAGCAACATCGCGCTCAAGCTGATCAATAGTGGCTTTTGCATCCTGCAGTTCTCCGGTGTATTTGGCATCGAGCACAGCTACATCACGCTGGCGCACCTGCATATCGGTGATGGTGGCGGTTGCCAGTTTCAGATTTTGTTCTGCGTCGTCGGCACGCTTCTTCTCATCAAGTATCTGATCGAGCAGAAGGTGAATAATCAGCAGGGATAAAATCAGCTCGATGCCGATTATCAGCCAGGCTTTAGAGGTCATGTTTGCTCTCCGCCAGGCACATCGAGCGCTCCATCTCGCGCCGGTTCTGGAGGCCTTTCCATTTCATGCCACCAGCGTAAACCCAGCGGCGCATTTCTTCGCACGCACCGTCGTGATCACCTTTGTTCAGCTTGCGCAGAAGCGTGGACTTCGAGAACGCGTCAGAACCAACGTTAAAGACAAAGCTGTAAAGCGCGGCGCGCTGATACTCGCCCAGCGGCACCCTGACCAGATTGTCTACTGTACGCTTGGCTGGCTGGAGGTCTTTCCAGAGCAGCTGGTCACACTCGCGATCGGTATAAGTCTTACCCCTGACGATATCCCGCCCAGTATGGCCGTCGCACACAGTCCACACCCCGGCGACGTCTTTATAGGCTTCATATTTCCGCCCTTCGACGCCATCCTGCCCACCGAGGAACAGCGAGGCTATCAGCATTGCGCCGCCACCCGTTGCGGCGATCAGTTTATTGCGAAGGTTGCTGGTCATTGGCATATCAGTCTTCTCCAACTTTCACCGCCGGGCCGTATTTCTCCAGCGCCTTAACCTGCGCATTAGCAACCTTGCGTTTGAAATACCAGTTGATGAGTCCTGTAACGATTATCCCGGCAATACCTGCCAGTACGCCTATGGCGCTCCATTCGTCAGGGCTCAGTTTTGTGAGGACGCCGTTCAGGATGGTTCCTCCTGAGGTGCCGAGGGCGACTCCGGTGACAAGTTTGCTCATACGGGACATTTCTCTCACCTCGCTGTTCGCGGGTGTTGTGTTGAAAGGATCAGGCTCTCCGGATGAATTATCGACAATCCGAGTGATGGGGGTTCCGGGAGCCTGAAATAAAAAAAGGCCACCAGATGGTGACCTCATATTGGATAATTAGATGGTGTGAAGCTGAGCTAGTTAAGAATTACCATTCAAGGGTTTCTTTGGATGACTTCAGGTTTTCGATGTACATCATATTAATAGTTGAATAGTTGCACATATCTAAAGTTGAGTCGCAATAGTCACTGATCACCCGATCCATGATCTTTTTATCTTTTGCCTGCGTGGCTTGCTTGAACGCGTCCAAGTTTTCACGCTCCATCATGCGCAGAACCGTGTCCTGACACATATTCAGCTGGCCCTCACAATAATCTTTATGGACGCGCTCTTTGATGTATTCGATAACTTCGCTTTTTTGAGCTTCAGAGCCATCGAAATCCATCGGGTTGATAAATTTCGCAAAGGTGGCAACGGGAAAAAAACACAATGCTGTTAAAAGAATCTTTCGCACTCTAAACCCTTACAAGTGAGTTTTTATTGAGATTTTAATTTATCACTTACATCGAGGAAGGGAATTGCTTTCATAAAAAAACCCGCTCGGTGGCGGGTTTTTAACTCTGAACATACAATGCCCATCGTTAACGTCAAATTTACACAAAAACGGCAACTTTGCAAGTAACGTGACGCTAAATAGTGAGATTTATATCGAATTATGCGCTCTTGTTACTTTTTTCAGCTCAGCATCAGCGTTGCTTTCTTCCTGAAAGCATTTCGTTACCAGACTTTCATAGAACGGCTTCCAGCTATATCGCCAGGTGCGATCAGGAAGACTGTCCAGCTCGGACAGAACGCCGCGGTACGCCACTGAGGATTTAGGTCTGCTATACCCTCTTCCCTCGCACCGTTTGCACTCCTTATAAACGGGTACGCCCTGAAACTCTGTTTCTTTACGGTCGAGGGTTTTTCCCGTTCCACCACACTGGCAGCGCTTACTCAGTTGGCCCGTGCCGTTACACTTGCCGCACAGCTGGTGGTCCACATCCTTAACCTGACGGGAGACCTTGAAGTCAGAGGGAGACTGGCCCAGATCCTTAGCAAACTGAGGTAGGCGCATGGTGTAATGGCTTTTGGTAATCACGCTGGTTTTGGTGATGATGCCTTTGCCCTGACATTTTGGACAATCAACACTGTCAGCAGCTGATGAGGCGTAGTCTTTGAAGGCGAATCGGGCGAGGATCCGCATGCACAGCGGGAACTTTTTACCCGCAGCTTTACGCACCGCCATCGGCGCATGCTGTTTGGCGTACTCGGTCAGCCAGGATATCGCGGCTTCTTTATCCTGTGGGCTGATGTCTGCCTTCCCCAGATACATGGCCAGGCCGATCCCGGCATCTGCCTGAGTCATGCCCAACGCCGCCATAATGTCGGTTACGGTTAACTGATCGCCCGCTGTTGCGCGGACGCTATCCGAAATGTGCATACCTTTCGGTGCAAAAAATTTTAAAACTCCATCCAGATTCATCGCGTTCTCCACTCCGTCTACGCCAGTACGCCGATAGCCAGCGCCCGGTCTAATGTTTTCAGCAGCAGCTCTGGCTGCGTGCCGTATTTCGCTTCAAATGCCACGGCGTTAGCGTGTAACTCATCGTGGTGCGCTCTGCACAGCGGGATCACGAACAAATCATGCGCTTTGGTACCCATCCCACCCATGCCGTGGCCGATCAGGTGGTGGGGGTCGTCTGCGGGTTTCTGGCAACACGCGCAAGGCTGCGCCTTTACCCAGCGGGTGTACTTCTCGTTCTGCCAGCGTCGGCGCTTCGGCCTCAGCATGTAGGATTCCGGCGTCTCTGGATCCACCTGCAGCGCCAGCACCCTTTCAACGGCCTCCTCCACCATGCTGGTGGGCTGTACCGACGGCACAATGTCAGCCTCACGCGTCACCGACTGGAATTTCTCAGCCGGGATACGCAGGACCTTGCGTGCTACCGCCTCCGGGATGACGTGGGCCAGCTTATTGATCGTCAGCCACCAGCACAGTTCTGGAAGAGTCACCGGGTGGGCATCATCGAAACCCAGCCCGGCGCGAACAACCGACAATACCCAGGCTACCAGGTTCTTTCGTGCAATGCCCGACAGTTCGGCAGTAAATTGCTCTCGCACCCGGATATCACAGGCCCAGCACAACCGCAGCGCGCCGGGTGCATGCCGCATGGTGACCATTTCGTGATGGTGATAGTCGCTGTGGCGGTATTGGCAGCCAGATTCACGCATTAGCCAGGCCTCAAGGCATGACAGGCCACCGGCCCGCTGAATGACATCGGCATGCTCAAACACGGGCACCATTAATGGGTCCTCTGCCAGCGGCTGGCCCGCCGCCGGGAGTTCACCAGTAGGAAGCCCCGCCAGGCGCTCCGGTTCGTTCTCCAGCAGAATGCGCCCGCGATGGAAATGCGGCATGAGCTCAGGGCCAGGCCGGAAAGCCACGATCCCGAACTCCTTCACGACGACAGGGGTAAGTAACGCTCTCACGCAGCATTCCCTTTAGCGATATGCTCTGCCCATAATCCACCAATCCACTTCACCCCTTTCGCCGTGAAGCGCGCCTGACTGAAAGCGTGGTTAGAAGTGGTCGAAGTCCCCGTTTTGACCTCAAAACGTCCGGCGTCGATATGCTGGTGCCGCGGTGTCAGCGCACCGCCGAGCCGGTACATGATGTCGTTCTCGATCAGGAAAAGGCGGAATTCTGTTTCTTTGGCTTTAAGCAGCTTCGCCACCTGGCGGAATGAGAGTGAGCCGTTAGCGGTACAGTAGCGATCGACAAATTCAACCTTTGGCGCCGCAGCTGCAAGTTGGAGCGTAAGCTTTTCTTTTTGCTCAGCCAGATCTGCTGCCAAGCGGAGCGCCTCTGGTAGGGACTGGGGCACGCTGATATTCCTTCCCTCCTCCAGCTCCTGCCAGCGATCGACAACTGCGGCAGTAAACTCTGGCGATAGCCGGGCGACGACGACCAAAGAGTCACGCTTGTTGAACCGGTACTCCTGATAAACGTTGCCATTATGCTCAAAATCGAACTGCGCCAATGGCGCGGTTAAAACTCCACCAGCAGCCAGACGCTCCGCTGAACGTTTCACATCACTGTGTTTGCTCTGTACCAGCTCCGCAATTTCCCGGCTGGACATCTTCACTGCATCATTCACGATTAACTGATTCATGCGTTTCTCCACTTATAAGGCGGCTGCACCCGCCGGTTCGTACTTACTGATCGTGATTTCGACCTTTCCTTTCTGCGTTACTGGCCCCCACTCCACCAGCATTCGCTTAATCTGGCTGTCGTCCTCCCAGATGCCTGCGTGGGTCAGCGCGTCGAAGAGCGCTTTGTTGTAGTTGTCGATGTCGCGACGCCGCGTATCTGGCGGGAAAAGAAATATTTCCACTGCCGCTGGCGCGCTGCTGGGCTTCGGTAATCTGCGTAACTGCTCAATGATCGCCGCACATGCCGCGCTCTGGTATTCCCTACCCTTGGCGCTAACGAGAGTGCGGCCTTTCAACGGACCGCTATTTGGGGATCGCCAGTAGGCATTGACGCTAGGCGGGAATGGCAGGGTAAGTTTCATAGTTCGACCCCGCGGATCTCCAGGAATGTGAGCGCCTGTTCGCGCGCGCTTTCATCGCCGATCAACAGCGCACGAATTATCGCAATGGCTTCGTCTTCGGATTGCCGCCCTGTAATGGTGATCCCGCGAGAAACGCCCGTGGTGATAGTGATCGCGCCTTTTCGCTGGAGGGAGAGCAATGTGTCCCGCGCCGAGTTTTGCGAGCTGCAGCCCATTAACCCAGCAAGTTCACTGACGGTTGGAGGAAAGCCGTGCTGTTTCTGGTAATCGACCAGCAGGTCTAAGACCTCCTGCTGGCGAATGGTAAGGGTCTTCACGCGGCCTTCTCCTCTTTGCTCGTACACATATCTGGCAAGTTTGCGCGCATCAACGCCTCGGCGAACGGCGGCGGTACGGCGTTACCACAACGGGCCACCTGCTTATCCTTCGCGTACTTCACGCCACGGTAGTCCTGGTCGATGATGTACCACTCAGGGAAGCCCTGCGCTCGGTAGAGTTCTGCTGGCTGCAGCATGCGCATGCCTATATCCACAATGCGATACACCACCCCATCAACCGTCACCAGTCCGTCAGAATCTTCCCCGCAATACTCGCGCAGGAACGCCAGCACCTGCGCCGCGCGCCGCTCGTCATAACCTTCGATCGCCAGGCTGGTCTCAACGTTCCCCACATGCAGGCCGCCCGCGGTTAACCCCGGCGCTGGAGCATCTACCACCCGGCCATCCCGGCAGGTGCCGCGCAGCATCACCAGATGCGATGTGACCAGACCATGATGATCCGTGGTGGTGACCGTGTGGGCTGGCTCATCCAGCGCTACGCCAGCGCCCTGGTAGTTCCCGCCAAAATGCTTAACCAGATTCGCCGCTACCAGCCCGAACTTGCCGCCTCCAGCGACGACCGTTCCCAGCGGTTTATGCAGGCCGGGCACGCGCGGTTCCTGCCCCGGGCGTTCGCCGTAACCCATCTGAATCAGGGTGGTCGATACCAGCTGCGATTTCCCGCCACCACCCGCCGTGATCGTGGCACTCGGTTCGTCAGCACGGTGGCCGACGCTGGCCCCAAACTGCCGGGCGATCACCGGCGCAACAACACATGCCCGGGACTCTTTCAGAATGGTGTGCATGGGTTTATCCAGCGGGCGCGGCTTCGCCTGGTATTCGCTGCCGCCGTTGCCCGCCAAGAATGGTGTTACCGTCGGTACCGCGATCGCATAACCATGCGTTTTGGTGATCGTCTGCAAAGGCTCTGCCAGCGCCTGCCCGCGGAAACAGTCGTATTTCCCTTTCGTCGTGGTGTGGTTGCACTTCACGATAAACGGTGAGGCGCTATCAATCACAAAACGCTGGATGCCGCGGGCGATGCGCTTAAGCGTGTTCTCCGCCAGCGGCTTCTTGCGGTCGAAGATGGACTGCGTCGGGATAGACCAATCGACACATTCCGCCGCGGTGCGCCATGACGCCAGCTTGCCGCTCTGCACTGCTGCCGTTTTCGGATCGCCGTGGGTAGGCTCCGGCCAGACGATTGGCTGCCCATCGCAACGCATCACCATGAAGAACCGTTTACGGATGGTCGGCGCGCCAAAGTCGCAGGCGCGCAACTCGCGGTAATCCACCATATAGCCGAGCCCGGCCACTAAACGTTGCGCCTGCTCGCTTTCCGGTGACAACTGCAGGAACTCGCAGCACTCCTGCAGCGCCGGGTGATCCGCCGGTACGCCAGTGCTCAGCATGCCGATAAATGCCTGGAATGTTTCACCAGCCCGATCCGGATCAGGGCGCATCTCTCCCGCCAGCAGCGGCCCCCACGTTTTGAACTCTTCTACGTTCTCCAGCATCATTACCCGAGGCTCAACGTCCAGAGCCCAGCGCAGGGCGACCCACGCCAGGCCGCGAATAGCTTTTTCAACCGGTTTTGCACCCTTGGCTTTGGAGAAATGGCGGCAGTCCGGGGAGAACCAGGCCAGACCCACCGGGCGGCCAGCGGTCGCAGCGACAGGATCGACATCAAAAACGGATTCGCAGTAGTGCAGCGTATCCGGGTGGTTGGTGGTATGCATTGCCACGGCGTTCTCGTCGTGGTTGATGGCAATATCCACGCTGCGGCCCATCGCCAGCTCGATACCCGTACTCGCTCCGCCGCCGCCGGCAAAGTTATCAACGATAATTTCTCTCACGCATATTCCTCCATGGCGACGGCCAGCGACCGGGCCGCGGTGACGATTGCCGGTACCGGCATTTTCTCCAGCCACATGCGGTTGATGTGATGCTTAACCTTGCGCTGTTCGTTTTCTTTTAACCCAGAGATCTCCTCTACCTGCTTGCAAATTAGAGTCACCTCGGCAGGCCAGATATCAGGTAAGTGCTCGGGCGTGACAGAATCTTGATTATGCTGCTGCGGATGATCCTGCTTAATCAGGCGCTCAGCTTCGCGGCGGATCTGCGCCATGAAGGCATCCCCTCGCGCTTCCAGATCCTTACGGCTGATGTAGCTCATTGTCTGACCGCGCCAGGTCTTGTCGAATACGACGACTGCACCAGCGAAGAATGCTCCAGACGGCACCTGCTTTTCGTCTTTCGGCACAAACCACATCGGCAGATCGAAACCAATTCGCCCACGAATGAAAGCAACGTGATCGGCATCTTCCGGCCACCACACCTCGCTGGTTGCAGCCTTGATCAGGAAAACAAACCGACCGCCCTTGTCACGCATCGCGCTGGCGTGCTGCATGATGTAACGCATTCCGGTGATGTACTCGTCCTCATGCATGCTGGCGCGGCTGTATGGTGGGTTCGCGAAGGCGGCGCCGTTCAGTTCTGCCACCCGGGCGGACCAATCCTGCACCAGCGCGTTGTCTTCTGCGGTGTAATACGCTTCGCATTTGCTGTTCTCGCCGTCGGAAAACAGGTCCAGAACGAACGGGCCAAACATGGAGTTGATACCCCAGAAAATGTTATCTGGCGTACGCCACTGATCGCCGACTTCTTTCAGTTCGTGCAGCGGCTGGCTGCGCAGTTCGGCCAGGTCCCGGCAGTATTTATTGGCCATTGGCGAGACTTCGGATTCAATACTCATGACGTTGCCCCTCTGAATCCCTCAGGAATTTTGTTATCAACCGGACCGAACTTCATCGGATCCGCCTTGCGCTGGCCCCACGTTTCGCGCGCCGGGCGCCCTGCTTTGTTCCACTTGTTCGCCGATTGCAGGTAGCCTGGGAATTTGGAGGGCAGGAACAGGGTCGTTGGGCGAAGATATTCGGCCATTTTCAGATCTTCGCCCCACTTCTCGACGCTGTAATCAACCACCAGCGTCAGCTCATCAGGCGTAAACCCTTCGGCCAGACGGCCGCGAATGTTTTCCAGGGACGACTTGCAGACCTGGTACCGAGATCCGGTGGTCTGGTTCAGGTGTGATAAAACCTGTTTCGCCTGGTCAGTGATCACCACGGCAGGGTCGGGTTGCCCAGCAACCTGACAAGAAGGTTTTTTATTTGATGGATCAGTAGTTGATTTTACTGACGGATCCCCGCCAGATTCTGACGGGTCAAAACCGCCGTTTTTGCCGGATTTTGATGCCTCAAATTTTGACGGGTCAGATTTTGATGCGTCAGAATTTGACGTGTCAGAATCTGGCAGGTGAGACAATGCCGCCGTACGGAGCTTTGCCACATTCAGCTGGTAGATATTGGATGCGTTACGGTTGCCCTGGCGGCGCTGAGTGCGCTTAAGCCAGCCGTCTTTCTCAAGTTTGGCGATCGCCGTGCGCACAGTGCTTGGCCCGGCGCCGAGCTGCCGTGCAATAGTTTCGATGGAAGGCCAGCATACTCCCTCATCGCTGCTGAAATCAGCCAGGCGGGCCATGATCGCCACGCTGGACAATTTCATGCCGGAAGCCGCGCAGCCGTCCCAGACGTAGCTGCTTAATTTAGTGCTCATGGTCGCCCTTTAACTCTGTAAATTTGCGCTGGAACTGATCGAGAGGGCTGAAGCATTCATGCTCGTACCCATCTCGCAGGTATATGACGCGTCGGGTCTCTGGCTCCCACCGGATAACCCGAACCGGGACGCCGCGGTGGTCCCTGAATCTCCTGTCGATTTCACGCATAAAGATTCTCCTTTACGGCGCCATACCCCCACGATTGCCATTGCCCGGCTGTGGTTACATGCAACCCAGCGGCCTGATACCATGCGCTCATACCGAAACGACGGGGTCCCATTGACCGGGAAGCCACGGAGTTGCGGCAGACGGTGATTTACCGTTAAACTGTTCATGCGTTAGTTTCTCCACTGTTACGACACGCCACGACGCCCGGAGCTGCACACTCGCGGGCGTTACTCTTTTCTGGCGCACAGAAAACGCGATACAGCAGCGTCAAATGCTCCTGCCACTTCGCCATCACCTGGTAGCTGTTCTCTTCGATTTGCTCGCGTTCGGCCTGGTCAATGACGCCATCTGCGGTTGCCTTGCGGACGAACTTGGAGTGCTCACTGATCCACTCAATGGTTTCCATCAGGCGCTGATTGATGTCGGCGTTATCCACATCCTCGATATCTACCAGCGGGACGTTGACGCTGTTCGACTGGCGCGATACCGCATCAGCGATGTGCTTGGTGCCGCTGGCCTGCTGGAGAACCATCGCCCAGCCCATTGGGAAGATCTGATCGCCACCAGTGCGCAGGCGGTTAAAGAGCGCATCCTCTGTCACACCCAGCCATTCAGCCGCCTCGGCGTAACCGCCCGGCAGGCTTGAGATGGTCTTTTTAATTGCCGCCACCAGCCATGCGGGTTGCTTTTCGACTTGCCAGTGTTGTTGGTTATCCACGGTTAACTCCTTGGTACTGTGGTTACTTTTAAACTTCCGGTTCGTTAGGCTTTTGATAGAGAGAGGCGTCATACTTAAGCTTCCCCTTCGTAATTCTTTCGATCACGAAAGCCTGTTTTTCAGGGATTACTTCACCCCAGCGACACACGGCTGGGTGAGAAATCCCTAAAGCACTAGCGGTTTTAGATACCCCGCCGAAGTGCTCAATTACTTCTGATTTGCGCATAGTTCCTCCTAGTTACCCGATGAAGCAAAGGTAACAAAAGGTACATTAAATAGCAAACAACAGTTACAAGGAAACCATGTAACATTGGTTACATGAAAACAGAGATGAAAGACCGAATCAGATCCCGCCGAGTCCAGCTCGACATAACACAGCAGACGCTAGCCAAGAGGCTTGGCGTCAGTCGTGTGTCTGTAACAAAATGGGAGAATGGGGCCACCAAGCCAGATGGGGAAAATTTGCATAATTTGGCTTTGGCACTTCAAACTACGCCAGAATGGGTTCTTTATGGCCAGGGAAGTGAGGTTTCAGATGATACGAAGGTTATTCCATTTCTGAAACCACCTACCGCCGTCCCAATCATCTCTGCTGTGCAGGCAGGTTTATGGACTGACACCTATGCATGCTCAAGGCTTACCGACGTGATTACATGGACACAAACCACCGCAAATGTTTCGGGTGAGGCTTTCGGCCTCGTTGTTCGCGGCGAATCAATGACAAACCCAAATGGCTTACCCTCCATACCTGAGGGGTCTATTGTTATTGTTGAGCCCCATTACGGGCAACTGGATGATGTCTATGGCAAGATCGTCGTTGCGGTGCTTGATGGCTCATCAGAAGCTACTGTGAAAAAACTGGTGTGGGATAGCCCTTATGCCTACCTCATGCCACTAAACCCCGCCTTCAAGCCAATTCAAATTGATGGAAACTGCCGCATAGTGGGCAAGGTTGTTCAAATTACACAGAATATCTAAAAGCCTTATCTTAAGCCGGACTGAGTTCCGGCATTTTTTTACCCACAAAGGTAACAAAAAGTACATTACACACTTGACCATGAAGGTAACTAAAGGTACATTCAATTTATCAACATCGAACAGGCATGACGCCAACGCGGTCGTGCTTTGGGGAGTAAGCATGCAGTTTGATAAAGAAGAGCTTAGCAAATCGTTTAGCCTTCCACGCGAGGCATTAAACGCGATAGAGGCCGGGCCCAAGGCTCAAGCAGGAAACAGGATTGAACTCCGGGTAAACGGCGCGACGGTGACAATGTTGAACACTGAGTGCGCGGTAGCCGCAGACTATGTGGGCTTCCTCGGTTCAGTGGTGAAGGCGCTTAACAACAGCGACGCTCTCGAAGCAGAAGCGAACAAATGCGGTCGCACTATAGCGACCGGGTTCAAAGGAATTGGTTCTGTTCCTCTAGAATCAGTAGGCGTCCCAGAGGTCCCGGATAAATAGCTCGACATCTATCCACATAGGACGTCCTACGGTTTTGATGATGTGGTTTGCAGTCTGATCGCTGATTTCAACGTCCCAGGAATCGTAATTTTTATCTGGGTACCCTTCAGCGAAGGTAGACCGGATGCCGTGTCGGATATCAGATTCTGAAAGTCCGCAACCGGTATTAATAAGGCACTGAGTTAAAACATCTGAGCGCTTCATGCGTGATCACTATCCGAGTGTTGGGGATTTCAGATTAAACGAATCCTTGTTGTTGGGGAATAGCAGGATCCACCGAGCCTGACGTGGATAAAAGACAGGCACACAACATGGAAGCGCACTCCTTCGAACCAGTTATGGGTGACAGGTGTGAAAACAGCGGAGTGCGCTTCCAGTTGTGGTGAATTGCAGCCGCTCCGACGGCAACCAGAAGATCAGCGTCTGGCCCACAACTTGAAACCTGTAAAAGCTGCGTTGCTGTCTTTGGCGGCATCTGTCTCTACCCGTGAGGATGCCGCAATTTTTTTACGCAACACACGAGAGCATCACCGGGCGACGGGCTCATAACCCAATCCACCCGGGCACATAAGGCGATTGCAGTCGAGATATTGTGCAGGTGCTCTCCTGTGTTGTGTGGAGAAACTAACCCGGCTGTGTCAGCAGCCTGTTTTCAGAGGGTATACCCGATGAGTAATGAACGTTTGACCGATGTGCCCGAGTTTATGGGCGAACTGGACGGCGGCGTGTTCCAGAACAAGATCGCCGTGGCACTGAGTGAGGTCGCCTTCGGCGTGCTCAACAACGGCCAGAAGGGAAAAGTTACGTTGACCTTTGAGCTGGACCGCATGAGCAACTCCGTCGAAGAGAAGCGCGTGATGATCAAGGACAAGCTGGCTTATGTGCGCCCTACCCCTCGCGGCAAATCTTCGGAAGAGGACAGCACCGAAACGCCGATGTACGTGAACCGCGGCGGCAAGCTGACCATCCTGCAGGAAGACCAGGGGCAGCTGTTCAGCCTCAAAGGCGATCCGGACGCGAAGCTTCGCTCGCAGCAGTAACCTACCATTCACCCACGTTAAGGAAATATCATGTCCCACTCTTTAGACGGTACCGCGATCGAAAAAATTAGCGATCTGACACTCTCCCGCTATATGGAAGAGAAGCTTGAAAGCGTGGATTGCCCTGCAGCTGTCATTCCTCAGGGTGTCCGCATTGATAGCCTGGAGTCGCTTTGCCTGGAGCGCTACCGCTTCCGCGGCAAGATGGTAACCGCCAGCATTGAAGACTTTACGCGCTATTCCACTGGCTACGCTGCTGAAGGTAGTCGCTGCTTTATCAACGCTGACGATATGCGCGCCGCAGCCGTCTTCAACCTCGGCACAGTCGAAAGCCCAGGGCATGCAGACAACACCGCTCACCTGGCGCTTAAAAAGACCGCCCCGTTCTCCTCCCTGCTATCCATCAATGGCGAGCGTCACAACCAGAAAGCGCTGGCCGAGTGGCTGGAGGACTGGGCAGAAAACCTGACTGGCTTTGATGCTGACGGCCAGGTTATCGACGCCAAAAAATCAGCAGCGGCGATCCGCAAAATTACTATCGAGTCCATCCAGAAAGCGGACTACGAGGATCAGGACTTTAGCGGCAAGCGCTCTCTGATGGAAAGCGTTGAAGCTCGCACGCAGGACATCATGCCGGTGGCGTTCGAGTTTCGCTGCGTGCCGTTCGAAGGGCTGGCGGAGCGTCCGTTCAAGCTGCGACTGAGCATCATCGGTGGCGATCGTCCTACCCTGGTACTGCGCATTGTTCAGATTGAAGCCCAGCAGGAAAATATGGCCACCGAGTTCCGTGATCTGCTGGTCGAGAAGTTCAAAGACAGCCAGGTGGAAACCTTTATCGGCTCATTCAGCGCTTAATTACGTTGCCTTAAATGCCCCGCGCCAGGGGCATTTAGTGAAGCGAAATTAAATTAACGATCGCCAGCAGGCGAGGGATTCGCTCAACCAAAAATCAGGCGCGGTGCAGCGCGTATTAATGGAGAACACGTAATGTCATATATTCAGACACTATCCGGGAAGCATATTAACTACCTCAATATTCATCACGACGATATCGTGATCGAGGATATTGCCACTGCCCTTTCCCACATCTGCCGCTTTGCCGGCCACCTGCCGGAGTTCTACAGCGTCGCGCAGCACTCGGTGCTGGTCAGCCAGCTGGTTCCCGCAGAGTTCGCGCTTGAAGCGCTGCTGCATGATGCTGCTGAAGCGTATTGCCAAGACATCCCGGCGCCGCTGAAACGCCTGCTCCCGGATTACCAGCGTATCGAGGCGTACATTGATAGTGAGATCCGCGCTAAGTTCGGATTACCGGCCCACCAGCACGACACGGTGAAGTATGCCGACCTGGTCATGCTCGGTACCGAACGCCGGGATCTGGACATCGACGACGGTACCGTGTGGCCAGTGCTCGACGGCATCCCACCGACCGACCTGTTTACCGTTATCCCGCTTCGCCCCGGCCAGGCCTACGGTCTGTTCATGGCACGGTTCAACGAACTGATTGGGATCCACAAATGCGCCTGACCACAAAAGAATTAGTGGCAGAAGCCCACCGAGCAGCCCGGTCACTACCACCAGAGTCAGCGAAGTTGGTCACAGAGCTGGCTACGCGACTGGATGTAACCCGAGCCGCTCTGTGCGAATCACTGAGCGAGCGTGACCGGCTAGCGGCAGACGCCCGCCGCAGTGGCGCTCCGCTGACGGCTCGCAGGCTTAAGCTGTCAACCATTAAACCGATTATCGCAGAAGCATCTCAGCAGGAGGATCCGCAAATAAAAAAGTAAACCGATGTGGTAGTTGTTGTGACTGGTTCCGCAATGGCTGCGGGACCTGTATCTTCAAAGAATGACCGGGTGCAGCCGGTAAAGTGGAGGAATTATGCTGAACCTCGATTGTGTGCCTATCTCAGCTTATTGCAATGAAACTGGTGAGAGCATTGATGCCATTAATAAGCGCTTACAGCGCGGAGTTTGGCGTGAAGGTGTTCAAGTTCTGAAAGTGGAAGGCGTTAAGGAGAGATGGATCGATTTGAGTGAGGTAGCTAAATGGGCAAGACAGAGTCGCCTAAACTCCCGCGCGGCGTGACCATCAGGAAGCACAGCCAGGGTGAAACCATAAATATCACGTTCACTTATAAAGGGGTGAAATGCAGAGAACCCCTTTCAAATTTAGAGGTGAGCGCTAAAAACTTGAAATATGCCGAGCGGACCCTCGGCGAAATTCATAATCAAATCGAGCGTGGAACATTCGTTTATGCAGAATATTTCCCGCGCTCTGCGCGGTTAAAATTATTTGGCAATGCGGCCGCTGGGAAGACAATAAAAATGTACTTGGACGAATACCTTAGCATCTGTGAAACGCGAAAACTTTCGCCGTCCACCATCGGTGGTTATAAAAAATGCCGTAGCGCGCTGGTAGCTCTTTACTCACTACCTGCAAGCGAGCTTACACCGGCTGCAATGAAGGCGTGGATCCAGAGCCGCACCACTACGCTGAAGACAATTCGCAACCAACTTTCTTTCTTGCGATCAGCGCTTGATGAGGCTGTAACAGATGGCGTACTCCAACTCAATCCGGTATCCCTGGTAACAGCATCCCGGTATCAAAGCGACAAATCGACTGCTGACAGCGATTATATTGTCGATCCTCTTTCACCAGCAGAAGTGGAGGCCCTCCACTGCTCTGCTGCTAATAAGCAGTGGGGAAACCTGTTTATGTTCGCGATCCAGACGGGTTTACGCAGCTCGGAGTTATGCGCGCTACGCTGGCGCGATATCGATTTCATCGGAAAGACTGCTCATGTTCAGAACGCGAGCGTAGTAGGGGTTATTAAGGGGACGAAAACAAAGGCAGGGACACGCAAAGTAGAACTAAACGATGCGGCAATGGCTGTGCTGGCGAATCAGAAAGCCTTCACATTTATGAAAGATGCGACCATATTCGAGGATCCGAAAACGAATAAGCCTTGGGCCAGCGCAGACGCAATCCGAAAAAAAGCTTGGGTGCCCACACTCAAAAAAGCCGGTATTAGATATCGTAACCCATACCAGACCCGGCACACTTTCGCTACCCGCCTTATCAGCCAAGGCGTTAACCTTTTCTGGCTGGCTGGTCAGATGGGACATAAGGGGCCAGAAATGCTGTTCCGTCACTATGGTACATATTTGGTTGAGTATGACGGTAGGACTAACGCTATAAAAAAAGGCCTTTAAAGGCCTTTACTTAATTGCGTCATGCCAGTCATCTATTTCTGAGTATTTTCTAGCCACCATCTGAATAAACGTTTCCTGTTTCGCAGGCGGATGGTAAAACTGGAATGTTTCATAGAGTGCATGAATAACTTGCATGCAGGCATTAACTATTTCTTGGGATCTTACTGTGCGTAATTCAGACTCCAATTGGTAGGCGGTTTCGCAATCCAGAGTAGTTTTTTCCATAACATCGGATAGCAAATTATTAGGAATAGAAAGCCCACGAAGAGCCAATACTTCAGAAAGCTTGGATATCTGTTGTGCTTTAGCTAGGACGTTAAACAAATAAGTTGATGATTGGTTTTTTTTTACATTTAACTCTTTGGCTGCTTGCTTAGCGTCGATGTCATCATCAATGGGTGAAGATTTATTTAACCAAAAATCTACTGAAAGGTCTGAAATCTCAATAACTAGCTTTGAAACCGAATCAATAATAGATTTCGACTCTGAGCGAGTGGCAAGCTTTATTGCATTCTTATAAGCAACTCGCCACCCATACAGAGCAATACAAAGACCGACTACGGTGATGCACCATGAATACTGTCCGATCTGAGCGAAAAGTGACACTGGCGTTTCTTTAATCAA